TTTGTTCATATATGTAATTAGCCGGCAAGCTCTATGCGCCAAGACCCAACTGGATAATCACCGTCTACAGACTTAAACCACTCGCCATTTTTAAATCTATATTGTACGCTTGTATTTAGATTTGTTGTATAAGTTGTAGCAGACACAGAACTTGAATCAAATACAATGTTCCATTTTGCACCATCCCATTCTATAATATCATTTGCTTTTGCTATTAATCCTGTGCCGTCTGTATTTTGCCACGCTACCGGAATATTAATGGCATTAGGATCTCCTAAATCTTCTAATAACAATAATCTTAAACCGGATATTTTTATAGAGGCAGGGTTAAAACTTACAGGATTAATTATGTAATCAATAGTAGTTCTACCATCTATCACTGTATCTGTTGGAAAACTATCAGCATCCCAATTAATTAAAATTTTGCCCTCGTCAAATGGACTTAGTGTAAATGTACCTGTAACTGTTGCATCGTTATCTAGATTGGTTAAAAATATACGACTTACATCGGCTGCATATGTACCTGGAAGTGCTTCAAATATTTCTCTCCAGTTTCTATTTCCTACTATACCATTAGAATAAAGTTGCGCTGTGTCAGTATCTAAGTAAACACCATACTTGTTATAATTTACATTAGCAGTATTATCTGCAATACTAGTTTGCGCAAGATTTCCAAACTCGTTTGAAGTTATACCAGATGTTGGATAATCATCGAACTGATTTAATTGTGGAGCAGTAACTCCATCTTCAATAGTTCCCCTATCTTCGTCAAACATACTAGTAATGATATTAGTAATAACACCCATTTTACGTACTTTAGTAGGCGGACTAATATAAATTGGAACACTAAATGTTAATGTAGCAATGTCTATTTCTGAATCAACTCCAACTGGTACACTTCGATTTGACCATTGCACATTTTCTAAATTAACAACAGTAATACTTGTCCAATCAATAAAATTGTCAGTAGTTTGCATTTCTAAACTAGGGTTAAACAATACTAAAATTTGTTCTAGTAATTGTAATTTTTGATCAGTGTTTGTTGTCCATATGTCTGCATTGACTCTCATCATATACGGTGTAGGAATTAAACGCTCTACAGTATAATTTTTACCTTGATAGTTAAGATATTCTTGATTAGTTTCGTCATAAGCACGTTCTCTAATATTTGTTTTACGAGTATAAGTTGCATCAGTAAGTCTATCTTTGTCTAACTCTAAGCCAGTTAAGTAAACAGCAATTCTTGGTGCGCTAGGTAATTTATTTTCTGAATTTTCTCTTATTATATTTGCAACTTGTCTTGTAAGATCTCCATATGTAACTGGTACATCTTTTATATTTCCGTCACCTTCTTTGATAGGAAAGTTACTCAAAATACGCATCATTTGAGTAAGATATCTTCTAACTTGTCCGTCATAAAAGTGTTGCATTAGTTATTATCCGCTGTTGGTTTTTTTGGTCTGAGTGCTTTAGATAAACTTTGTCTTTCTTCAACTTGTTCGCCACTTATATTACTTGTGTTAGTGTTGTTGATAAACGATGTTTTATAAGTTTGTCTTTCAAGAGTGTTACTTAAGGTCATTCTAATATCGTCTGTAACTTTCACCCATCTTGCTCCGTCATATCTAAACATTCTATTTGGTAAAAAATCTGTCCTTAAAAAATAATCTCCTTCATTATTATCTCTAGGAAACTGTATACCAAAACCAAATGGCGCACCGTTTGGCGCAACATCTCCAGTACCTACTAAGTATCCCGAATATCCTTCGCGTTCAGGTCTATTAGTAATTTCGTCGGCACTAACTGTAAATCCGCTTGCATCTAAGTCTTCGTTATCTGCTGTTCGTAAATCAATACTACCGTCGTCATTTGTAGCAACAGTATAATAATGATTAATATCATACCCTGATTTAGGAGCATCAGCTTCTGCTTGTGCAACAACAGCATTGTTTATTTGCATTTCTTTTTCGTAAGTAGAAAGTATATCACGTAATGTGTTATCGCTACCTTCTTCAGCAGGAAGATCTAGTATTTCTTTAAATTCTGTACTGTCTACGATTTGTTTTAATTTTATTCTATATAAATGCGAATACCAAGTTTGGCTAAACCCTTCTGCTGCACGATTCACATCTTCTACAACATAAAATCTTTTGAGTGCAATACTATAATCATTTAGTGCATATTCGTCTTTTAAGTGAGGTAATTCTATTACATCCCCACTCATAATTTTTCTACCAAGTGTTTTAACTGAACTGTTAATATGTATAGTCATAAACAGTGTATCATTACTTAAAAATAACCCAAATTGACTTAGATCAAAGTCAATATCTTGTACATTATAAATGCCACGCATTGAGTATACATCAGGATCATATTTTCTATCTCTATTTTCTAAGAATAACAAATCTTGAATGTTAGTTTCTTTTACTACATCATATTGCGGCTGATCAGCTGTAGCTTCACCGTCGGCAGGATTGTTAGGTCCTATATATTTGTGTACATTAATGTCAGTACCGCCAATGGTAAACATTTCATAAACTTGTTTGTCTATAAAGTGATAATCATTTCCGCGCTCTGGTTTATATAAAGATAGTCTTGGCATATACATATTTATCGTAACGATAAATACTATGTGGAGAAACTTATATGGCAGATTTAGCAACACAAAAACAAGAAGTATACGACTATGTAAACACATTTCTCGGCGGTGGAATGGTTGATGTAGAACTTGACCCAATACATTATGAAACAGCTCTAACAAAAGCATTGACTAAATTTAGACAACGTAGTGATAATAGTGTTGAAGAATCATATATGTTTTTAACAACTGTAGTAGATCAAAATGAGTATACATTGCCAAATGAAGTTATAGAAGTTCGTAAATTATTCCGTAGAAGTATAGGTTCTAGAACTGGTGGCGGTGATGGCGGCAGTTTGTTTGAGCCATTTAATTTAGCATACACAAATACATACTTGCTATCTAGCTCTAAAATGGGCGGACTAGCAACATATGATTTGTTTGCACAACACCAAGAACTTGTAGGACGTATGTTTGGATCATTTATCGAGTTTAAGTGGAGTAATACAAGTAAAAAACTTACATTACTACAACGCCCTAGAGCAGAAGAAGAACTATTACTTTATTGTTACAACTATCGTCCAGATTCGGAACTATTAAGTGATTACTTAGCAGTGCAATGGATTAAAGATTATACACTTGCAAGTTGTAAATATATGTTAGGCGAAGCACGTTCAAAGTTTGCTACTATTGCTGGACCACAAGGTGGTTCAACACTTAACGGTGATGCACTAAAAGCTGAAGCACAAGCAGAATTAGAAAAGCTAGAAGCTGATGTATCACTTGCAGTTAGTGGCGGTACTGGATACGGTTTTCTTATTGGTTGACAATTTGCATTAAAGACTATACACTATAAATTAATATAGAGGTATATCTTTTATGAAATTATTAGTTATCGGACACGGTCGCCACGGTAAAGATACTGTGTGCGAAATTTTACAACAAAATTATAATCTAAGTTTTGAATCAAGCAGTCGATTCTGTTCAAAACTTTTTATCTATGATATGCTAAAGGACAAGTATGGATATGCTGATGAAGAAGAGTGCTATGCTGACAGGCATAATCACAGAGCAGAATGGTATGATGCTATCTGCGATTTTAATAAAGGCGATGGAGCTCGCTTAGGTCGAGAAATATTTAAACAACACGATATCTATTGTGGACTACGTAATAAGCGTGAATTCTACGCTATGAAAAATACAAATGTATTTGATTATGCTATTTGGGTCGATCGTAGTGATCATCTTCCTCCTGAAGCAAAAGACTCAATGAGTTTAGAACAATGGATGGCAGATTTCACTATTGATAACAACAGCAACCTTGACGAACTTATGTTTAATACGTACCAACTTGTAGAACATTTAAAAGTCAGGACGTAAATCTCCTTGTCTCCAACGGACGCCTTCTTTTTGAACTAAACGCTGACAATTTGCACATATTGTTTTTAGATTATTAGGTCGACAATTATTTAAATCTCCGTCGATATGAAAGACATTAAATTGTTCTGTATGTTTTGATTTAAAACCGCACTTTTCACATTCTTCTTTTTTAACATAACCTCGTTGTTTCCATATAGGTATGCCGTGATGAATGCCATTTCGTAAACAGCGTTCGCACAGTTTTCGATAATATGTTTTACCTTGCTTTTTGTAATTAATAGCAGCAGGCCGCTCTCCGCACTGACATAAAGGTCTCATAGTGTATTTAGCTCACCTTTTTGGTGCCTTTTTCGGGGTGTATATAAGGGTGAAAACTTTCTAAATTAATAAATACACTATATAAAACAATATCATTTTGATAGGAGAAATAAAAATGGCATTAGTATCACCAGGCGTAGAAGTCAATGTAATTGACGAATCATTCTACACTCCGGCCGCAGCTGGTACTGTACCTATGATTTTTGTCGCAACTGCTAGTAATAAAACTTCAAGTAGTGGCGCAGGAATTGCAGCAGGTACAACCAAAGCAAACGCTGGTAAACCATATCTAATCACCAGCCAGCGAGAGCTTGGTGAAACATTCGGAGATCCATTATTTTACTCAGATGCCAATGGCAATATGATTCACGCAGGTGAATTAAATGAGTATGGATTACAAACTGCATATTCTGTATTAGGTGTATCTAATAGAGCATATGTAGTAAGAGCAGACATCGACTTAGCTAAACTTACTGCACAATCAAATGCACCAGGTGGTGAACCTGCTAACGGTGCAAAATGGATTGATACGCAAACTTCAAGTTTTGGTATTTTAGAATGGAATAGCAACGCTGTTACAACAACAGGCGGTCAGTCTTTTTCAGTAGTACCTAGAACTGTGTTAGTTGAAGCTTCAGATATTGATTCGAACACATCAGCACCAAAAACATCAATTGGACAAATTGGTGATTATGCTATTGATGGCACAATTGATGTAAACGATACTGCTACAGAGTTTAGAACATTTTATAAAACTCCAGGACATTCATCAGCAGCAGGTTCTGCAGGTGATTGGGTTAGAGTTGGTTCAACTCAATGGTCAGCAAGTTGGGCAACAGTTAGAGGTAGTAAAACACCAGTAAGTATTGCATTAAGCGATTCAATGGTAATTAACAGTTTAGAAGTTACTTCTTCAGGCACAACACTTACTACACTTGCAGCAGATATTAATGCTAGAGGTATTGCAGGTGTATCAGCAGCAGTAGTTGATAGTGCATTAGAACTTTATTCAACAGGTGTTGATATTATAATTGAAACAGGATCAGGGTCACTAGTAGGTGACGAAAATACTGCTTCAGAAGATGGTGGCGCATTAGGTATTATAACAGGCACATATGCTGCACCTAAAGTTACTATTGCACCTCACACAAGCGTTCCTGCATACAAAGATGGCGGTTCAGCAGAAGCACCTAGTGGTTCACTTTGGATTAAAACTACAAGTCCAAATGGTGGAGCAGACATTAGTGTTAAATCTTACAATAGCGACACTCAGCTTTGGGAATCTATTGATGCACCAATGTACGCAAGTCCAGAAAGAGCACTATTTGGTTTAGACAAAAGCGGTGGCGGATCAAATCTTCTTGCAGGAGATTTATATGTAAAAGCTAACATTAACGAAACAGATCCAATTTTATTAGACTTCCAAGTTTTTTCAAGAGCAGCAGCCGGAGCAACAGTTGTAACTGGTGATAAAATTACCACTCAACTAGTATCTGGTACATATTCTTTTGATATTGCAGAAACTACAGCAGGAAGTTTAACTAGATCTAATAAGACAATATCAGTTACAACTTTAGGTTCTAGTGCAGATGCAGATATTGTTGCAGCAGGTATTAATGCAGCCGGATTCACTAATATCGTTGCACTTGTTGATGCTTCAAATAGAATTGTTATTCAGCATAAAACAGGCGGCGATTTCCGTATTGCCGATACTGATGGACTTTTAAGTTTAGCAGGTTTTGTTGCTACAGGAACTAACAAAAAAGCTAATCTTTACACTGCACCTAGTGGCGATACAGCTAATGATTTAGTTGCATCAAACTGGAAGCCTTTAGAAGCAACTGCTAGTGATGATGCACCAGCAAGTCTAACAGCAGACGGCGAATTATGGTACAGCTCAGTAGTTGACGAAGTTGATATGCTAGTACACGACGGCAGCGGCGGATGGAGAGGATATCTAAATGTATATCCTAATTCAAATGCAACTGGTCCTATTGTAAGTGCTAGTGAACCAACACTACAAACAGACGAAACAAGTCCACTAGTTGAAGGCGATTTATGGGTTGACACTTCAGACGTAGAAGCATACGGCACACTATATCGTTATAATGCTACACTTGCTAAGTGGGTGCTTATTGATAAAGCTGATCAAACAACTGAAAACGGAATATTATTTGCAGACGCACGTTGGTCAGACGCAGGTTCAAATTCAGCAGCAGCTGATATTGACGAACTTCTAGTAAGTGACTATTTAGATCCAGATGCTCCAGATCCAGCACTATATCCAGAAGGAATGTTGCTTTGGAATACACGCAGAAGCGGATTTAATGTTAAGCGTTTTGAGCGCAACTATATTGATACAGCAGCTGATAACGGACGTTTCCAAGTTGTAGGAAACAGCGGTAGCTTAGAAGATCAATCAATGGAACAGTACTATCCACATCGTTGGGTTACTGACTCAGGCAATAACGAAGACGGTTCAGGCACATTTGGACGTCACGCACAACGCAAGTCTGTAGTACAAGCTCTACAAGCAACTGTAAACAGCAACCAAGATATTAGAGACGAAGAATCACGTCAGTTTAACTTGATTGCTGCTCCAGGTTATCCAGAACTAATTGGTGAAATGATCACGCTAAACTATGACAGACGCTTAACAGCATTTGTTGTAGGTGACACACCAGCTAGACTAACACCAGATGCAACATCATTGAATGAATGGGCAACTAACGTTAATCTAGCAGTTGAAGATAACGATGATGGTGCAGTAAGCCGTGATGAATATATGGCAATGTATTATCCTTGGGGCTTTACAAGCGATAATGCAGGAAACAACGTTGTTGTTCCACCAAGTCATATGGCACTACGTACTATTATACTAAACGACCAAGTTGCGTTCCCCTGGTTTGCTCCAGCAGGTACAAGACGCGGTGGTGTAACAAACGCAACAAGTTCAGGCTATGTAAATAGTGAAGGTGAATTTGTAAGTGTTGCACTTAACACAGGCCAGCGTGATACACTATACAGCAACAACATTAACCCAATTACGTTTATTAGCGGAGCAGGTTTAGTTGTATTTGGTCAGAAAACTCGTGCAAGAAATGCAAGTGCGCTAGATCGTGTAAACGTAGCACGTTTGGTTGTATACTTACGTGGACAACTAGAACTACTTGCAAGACCATACTTGTTCGAACCAAATGACAAGATCACACGTGATCAGGTTAAAGCAGCAGCAGATGCTCTGCTACTAGAACTTGTAGGTCTAAGAGCACTTTATGACTTCTTAGTTGTATGTGATGAAAGCAATAATACTCCAGCAAGAATCGATAGAAACGAGCTATGGTTAGATATTGCTATTGAGCCTGTTAAGGCAATTGAATTCATCTACATTCCATTGAGAATTAAAAACACAGGTGAAATTGCGGCACTAGGTTAATATACGCATATAATGAGCAGGGAATTATCCCTGCTCAAATGTGTATAAATACTATGTATAGGAGATAAAGAATGCCAATCACAACTTTAACAAATATTTCGATACCTACCGAAGGTGCAGGTTCTAATAGTTCGCTATTAATGCCTAAACTACAGTATCGCTTCCGTGTTTTCCTTGATAACTTTGGAACAACAGGTGGCGCAGACGGTACTAGAGAAATTTCAAGACAAGTAGTAGATGTAACTCGTCCAAACGTAAGTTTTGATCAGATTACAGTAGATACTTATAACTCAAGAACATATCTTGCTGGTAAGCACACTTGGGAACCAATTACGCTTACACTACGCGAAGATGCAAACAACAACGTACAAAAAATTGTTGGACAGCAATTACAAAGACAGTTTGATTTCTTTGAGCAATCAAGTGCAGTAAGTTCAGGTACTTACAAATTCCAAACTAGAATTGAAATACTAGACGGTGGTAACGGAGCAACAGGTGCAAATGTTATTGATAGATTCCATTTAGTAGGATGCTATATTGAATCAGCAAACTATAACACATTAGCATATGCAACAAATGACCCAGTTACAACAACATTATCTATACGTTACGACAATGCAATCCAATTTGGAGCAGATGAAGACTTTAACGGTATCGGCGAACCAACAGCTAGAATCTTAGCTGGCGGAACAGGCGGCACAACAGTTACTGGCTAATTAGTCAACAGATTGGCGTTATATTAAAGCGAGAATTGTTAATTCAGTTCTCGCTTTTTTATATACGCATATATTTTCTATAGATAAATATTATTATGAGTACTTTAGATCCATATCTTGTTAATGTAAATCTTGATGTGCATATGCGTGATGCAAGACACGCACATCAACTGTATACGGAATACGGACACGCTTTCTCGCCGAAGCAAAAATTCTTATACCACGTTGTATTTCAACCTAGTAGAGCAATTGCAGATGCATCATTATATAATACATTTTTATTTGTTAAAGAAATCGGTGTATTAGTTAAATCTACAGACTTACCTAGTTTTAGAGCAAGTATCGAAAATAAACAGCAATACAATAGAAAGAAAAATGTTCAAACAAGAATAGATTACCAAGATGTAAGAATGACATTTCACGATGATTCTGTAGGTGCTACAAGATCAATGTTAGAAGAATACTACAAATGGTATTATGCTGACGGCAATCAAGATATTACAGCAGCAGGCGGCGCTTATAATCCAAGAGACAAATACTATTCAAAAGTACCAACTTACGGATTAAACACAAGAAAACAATCTGTAGCTCACGAAATACCGTTTTTTGAATATATAAAAATATATCAATTATCTCGTAAAGAATGGTTTAGTTATACTTTAGTTAATCCTTTATTATCTGCTTGGCAACACGGTGATTTAGATTATAGTGACGGTTCTGGTATGGTTGAAAATACAATTACAATTGCATATGAAGCAGTTTTATATGATAAAGGAACTATAGGTGCTCAAGGAGAACCTACACATTTTACATCAGCTGAAACAAGATATGATAATGAAATGAGCCCATTGGGTTACGCAGATGAATCTATTTTTGAAAAATATAATTTATCCCCAAAATTGCTCAACACGTCTCCTAATGTTCCGCGAGGCTTAATTGCAAGAATGGCAAATAGTGATAGTACTATTAATCCTTCAAATATTAATAATAACTCACAAACAGGAGTACTAGAACAAATTATTGTACCGTTACAAACACCTGCAATAACTACAACTAGTATACCAGCCACTGAATCTAGTTTAAATCCAGTTGCAATTGCAGCACAAATAACCACTAATCCATCTGCAAGATCGAGTTTTGTAGCACAAGCTATTAATACAGGAGCAGTACCTGGTACCACAGTTGAATCATACACTGGATTGTCTGCAACAGCACAACAAGATATTACAAATGGGTTAATTAACCAAATAAACAGTAATACGAAATTAGCCTCATTTGCAAATACTGCATTAAGAGCAGCAAGAGGAGTAATTACATAATGGACTCTGGTAATCCACAAAAAGTTTCAGACGAATTAACAAAAAAGTTTTTTGACAATTATTATAATAGACAAATTTCTTACAATGCATCGGAAGTAGATGCAGTAATCGGTTATTTTTTAAAACGAGGGTTTGATAAAATTGCTGCTGTAAATACCGCAAGTGTGCTTTTACAACAAGCAGAAATTGATCAGATAACAGTTTTTAAATTAATAGATACTTTGAAAGGTGTCACTGATGTACAGTTGAGTAATATTGTTGCACAAATATTAAATCTAAATCGCAGCAAAGTAAGTACTCTTGGTTATAGAATACCAGAAAAAACACAACTGTTTGAGCAGCGTCAAATCTTAGTCTAATGGCACATTTTGCTCAAGGTAAATTCAATCTAAAAAACCCTGAAAAATATGTAGGAAACAAAACTCCTACATACCGCTCAGGTTGGGAATTTACCTTTATGAAATTCTGCGACGAACATCCTAGTGTATCGCAATGGGCTTCTGAAGCAATACGTATACCTTATAGAAACCCGTTGTCTGGCAAACATACAATATATGTTCCTGATTTTTTTATTGTATACTCAGATAAAGGTGGAAGGAAAAGAGTTGAACTAATAGAAGTTAAACCTAGCAGTCAAGCACTAAAAGAAAAATTAGGACGCAGTAGAGCTAATCAAGCACATTATGTTGTTAACCAAGCGAAGTGGGAAGCAGCAAGAGCTTGGTGCAAACAAAAAGGAATATACTTTCGTATAGTGACCGAACAAGACATATTCCATAATGGTAAAAGACGATAAATAATACTAGCATATAATGGAAGCTACAATGACAAAAAAGTTAGAAGATTTATTAAATTTACCAGATTCAAAAGATATTATTGAAGAAGCTGAAGCACAAGAAGTTGAGCAACATAAACACGAAATAGAAAGAGAAGAAACATTTCGTGATATAGCAGAATTTGATAAAATTAATGCTGCACTTCCAGCTGTCAAAGGCCTTGGAGAAATGGCTGATAAAGAGTTAAATGAAGTTGCTGACAAAGCTATGAATGCATACGAAGACTTAATGGATCTGGGTATGAATGTTGAAAGTAGATATAGTGGCAGAGTTTTCGAAGTAGCAGGCGGAATGCTAAAAACTAGTTTAGATGCAAAGGTTGCAAAACTAGATAAAAAACTTAAAATGATTGAACTACAACTCAAAAAAGAAAAACAAGATAAAGATTCTAATAATGCACCTGGCGATATAGTTAACGGTGAGGGTTACGTAGTTACAGATAGAAACAGTCTACTTGAGCGCCTAAAAGGTCTTGATAAAGATAAATAATATATATAACAAATTAGGATCAATGCGCAATGAGATCATTTAAAGAAATACTAACAGAGTCTAAAAAGACTTATGAATTTAAAATTGGTGTGGCAGGCGATTGCCCTCCAGAATGTGTAGATAAATTAGAAACTGCTCTTAAAAAGTTTAATTTGTCTAATTTAACATCTGGAAAGAAAACACCAATACAAGAACGTCCTTTAGATTTTCCACAACTACAAAATATGGAAGTAACATATTTTGAAGCAACAGTAGAATATCCAACTACAAATATTATTTTACAGGAATATCTTGGCAAATGTTGCGGTATTGATCAAAGTCATATTATAGTGCGCAATATGAATGATCCTAGAGAAGAATACCAAGAAATGAAGGACGACGAGCCTTATGAATCTATGTTGAATACCGAAGATATGGGCGGCGAAAGTGCCCAAGAATCAGTAGGTGGCAATCGTGTAATGGATTTATTAAAAGAACTAGAAACTGCTCGTAAAGAACGCGACCACGATGCAGCAGAAGGTGCACCTGTAGGAGAATCAAGCGATATTGGTGACACAGAAAACAGTAAAGCGGTCGTAGGAGGTTAATATTATGGATATGAAGAACTTAATTCAGCAAATGACTGATATAGAAAATTCAAAAAAAGAACAACTTAACGAAGCAGCTACAATTTCTATTAGTGCAGAAACAGGCGCAGAGATTGCAGATATGATAGCCGCTATGCAAGGACACGCAGGTGTAGGATCAAAGCCAGTACCAGCAGATATGCCAATGCCAATGCGTACTGACATTGAAAAGTTTCGTGCAGCAATGGACGACGATCCAAAAATTCCAGGTAAAGACGATGTAGAAGGCGATCAAGATTTACAAGCAGGACTAATTGGCGCACTGGCAGGAGGCGCATTAGGTTCAGCAGCAGGTGCAGCTACAGGTGCAACAGGCGCACTAGCAGCAAAAGGTGCAGCACTTGGTGCAAAAGCAGGTTCAGGAATTGCTGGCGCAATGGGCAAAGGTATGTTAGGAAAAGCAGCCGGTGGCGCAATGGGTGCTAAAGTAGGTTCAGCTGTAGGCAGTGCATTACCAGGAGCAGCAGGAGCAGCTATTGGCGATAAAATGACAGATGACATTGAAGAAGATGCTGATCCTAAAGTTGCGTCAATGATTGCCAAGTTTGTAGATGAAATGGACACAGATATGATGTACTACGGTGATCCTGACGTTGCTAAAGTAAGTATGTTAATAAAGCAAGGTAACATAGAAGATGCCGCTGGAGAAATGGCAGATGCTATGGCTGATCAAGATGGCGGCAGTGATAAGTTTGATATGGTAATGGCACGAGCTCAAGAATACATTGAAGATTATATGGACAATA